GCATTAGTCAATCAAATAATCCATTGTCAAGCCTTGCAACCCCTTAAAAAAGGTTATTTTACCTACAAGAAGATTGCCAACCCTATAAAGGATAGCAAAGGGGAAACGGTAGATATAGAGTGGCAAATAAAAGATATAGAGTTTGAAGAAAGAGTAGACGGATATATCACAATCCACGAAGAGCCAAGAGTGAAGTATGACAATGATGAAAAGATAATCATAGCAAAATGTCCTTATGTCCTTGGTGGAGATACTGCCGGAACGGGAATTGACTACTTTACCGGGAAGATGATTGATAATACTAATGGAAGAACGGTAGCCACATTACGAAAACAAAAGATAGATGAAGATTTGTATGGAGAGCAAATGTTATGTCTTGCCAAGTATTACAATGATGCTCTCATAGGAATTGAAACGAATTATAGTAGACACCCTATAAGAGTTATTCAAAAGTATGGCTATACAAACCTTTATTTGAGAGAAAGAGTTGATGAAGTATCCAAGAAAGTAGAAAGGGTATATGGCTTTGAAACCACACGAAAGACAAAGCCTATAATCATAGGAGAACTTGTTGAACTTATGAGAGACCCTTCCATTGAGGTGGATACCGAAACACTCAAAGAGATGACCACTTTTGTAAAGAAAGACAATGGGAAAATGGAGGCAATAGAAGGCGCTCACGACGATTTAGTTATGGCAAAAGCAATAGCGCACTTTGTATCAAGTCAACAAACCACACAATGGATTGAAGAAAAGCCTCAAGATGATGACTTCATTACAAGAAACTTTGCAAGTAGTGAAAACGATAATAGCAACTTTATGAGTTGGGAGGATTTTTAATGAAAGAGTTTTTCAAAAAATTACTTATATTCCGTAGGTTAAAGAAAGTAGAAGAAGAAAATGCTCTCTTGAGGCAAGAAGTAAAAGAGTTAAAAGAAGAGTTGAACAAACGAACTATCTCTCAAAAGACTATGCAACAAGATAATGAGCCTGTTTCTACCTCTCAAATATTAAGTGAGTGGCTAAACGGAGAGGAGGGTGCAAATGGATAATACAACCGAAAGAGAAACTACAACCTTATGGGAAGATTATCAAAATGGTTTAACCTATCAGCAAAATAGTGGGCTTGCCAAAAACCTTCCTACCTTCGTAAACTTCTACGAAGGAAAACAATGGGCTGCACCAACCAAAAACACTAAAAACCTACCTCGTCCGGTAGTGAATATAGTCAAGATGATATGTAGGAGTAAAAAGAGTGCAATCCTTTCTACTCCGGTAAAAATCATTTATAAAGCCGAAAACGAAAGTGCAGACGTAGAGAAGTTTAACAACTTTGCTGCTTATATCCAAAAAGAAATAGGGCAAGAAGCACTTGACAAGAAGGCTATTGATGACGGTGTTAAGAAAGGCTCTTACTTCTACCACTACTATTGGGATAGTGAAGCCAAGGGGAAAGACGGAAGTCAACCCGGTGGAGTTAGGTGTGAGATTATAGACCCGTTGAGTATATTCTTCTCAAATCCTACCGAACTTGACGAACAAAAGCAAAAATGGATATTGATTGCATCTCGTGAAGATATCAAATCGGTTAGAGCGAAGTGTGATAAGGGTGTAGACCCGGATACCATTGTAGCAGATGAGAGTAATAGCAAGTATGGAACGATAGAGCAAGAAGGCAATGAACTTTGCACAGTCCTTACAAGATACTTCCGTCAAAATGGAGAGGTGTATTGGGAAAAGGCTACAAGAACAACGATTATAAACAAGCCTACTCCTCTTGCTCCGGATATTCAAGCAATCTCCAAAGAGTATGGATTTGAAGAAGATGCTCCAAACAACTCTTTACCAGACAATCACGAAACTCAACCTCTTACTACCGATAACACAAAAGCATACCTTTATCCTATCGTAGTAGGAAACTATGAGATTAGAGAAAAGTCTATTTATGGGCTTGGGGAAGTAGAAGGTATTATACCTAACCAAAAATCAATCAACTTTAACCTTGCAATGTCTTTGCTTAATGCACAAGAGATTGCTTGGGGTAAATACATAGTTGACCCTAATGCACTTAAAGGGCAAGTGATAAACAATGAGCCGGGTCAAGTGCTTATTGATTATTCTCAAACCGGTAATGGTATTAGGAAGATGACGGAACAAGTAATCCAAAGCCAACCTTTGCAACTTGTAGACACCTTAACACAACTCACAAGAGTAGTGACGGGAGCAAGTGAGGTAATGACCGGGGAAACACTTGGAGCAGGTATGAGTGGTGCAGCAATAGCACAACTTCAATCACAAGCACAACAACCGATAGAAGAATTAAAAGACACCTTCTGGCTTGTTAAAGAGAAACAAGGTAAGGTGTTAGCACAATTCTTCAAACTCTACTACAAGGAAAAGGAATTTACCTATGAGTCGGTAGAGCCAAAATTAGATGAATTAGGTAAACCTATTTTAGATGACTTTGGTCAACCACAAGAGGAAGAAGTAGAGTTGACGGATATCTTCAATAGTGCCGATTATCAAGGAGTTGATTTTGAAGTAGTTGTAGAGGCTACGGCTGGAACAAAGTCAAGTGCTGCCGGAGATATCAATGCTCTTGACGTATTACTTGCCAAAGGTTTGATATCAATGAAAACCTACTTGAAGGCATATCCAAAAGATGCACTTTCTAACAAGACGGAAATCCTCAAAGGAATTGAGGAAGATGAGAAGAGCCAAGTAGCACAACTCACTCAAAGGCTAAAACAAGCCGAAGAGCAGTTAGCACAAAGCACTCAAATTATTCAACAACAAAAAGAGACCGTAGACAAGGTAGTAGCCGTTATTCAAGAGAATAACAAACTTAAATCTTTGGTGGCTAATATGTATACCGAGGCAAAGACAAAGATTGAACAAAGCAATGCTCAAATCAATCTTGGAAATCAAAAAATAATGGAAACAACCAAAGATGCTACGGACTTTGCACAATACATAGCCCAAAATATGGGAGGTAATCAAAATGTTATGCCCTAAATGTAAAACTGCAACAACGATTAAGAGACAAGGAAATCTTAAAATCCGTGTGTGTAGAAACAAGAATTGTCCTAATTATGGGAAAGAGGTCAAAGAGACCAAACAATCTAAATAGTTATTAGGCTTTGTCCTATGCTATACAAAATCTTACGCAAGGAACGCGAAAAAATCCAAAGGAGAAAATTTTATGCCAAATGAAGAACTCAACACAGCGCAAACAAATGAGGAGGGAGTAATCCCACAAGAGAGTGGAAACGCTGACACTACTCTAACCCCGGAGACAAGCAATGAAGTGAAGTTTACGGATACTTCTAACGAAGGTCAAACACCTCAAAAAGAAGAGCCAAAACCTAACACAAAAGAGCAAAACTCCGAAAATGCTCGCCGTAGACGTGAGGCAGAACGTCAAAGAGAATTACAAAAGGCGAGAGAAGATGCCATTATTGAGACCCTTGGTGGCAAAAACCCTTACACCAACGAAGAGATGAAAGACTCTACGGACGTGCAAGAGTATTTGACTATGAAGGAAATTGAGAAAAATGGTGGAGACCCCTTGGCTGACTTCTCAAAATTTCATAAAGCAAAGGAAAAGGAAAGAATTGCCGAAGAGACAAAAAGAACGCAAGAAGCGGAGTGGTTTGCAAAAGACCGTGAGGACTTTGCTACCAAACACCCGGAAGTGAATATTGATACTCTTATTAGCAATAAGCAATTCCAACTTTATGCAAGTGGGAAAGTAGGGAAAATGCCTATGACGGAAATCTATGAAGGATTTGCCGGGATTGTTGCCGAATACGAAAAGAAATCAAAAGAAATGGCAAAACAAACCCTTGCAAATGCGAAGGCTTCCCCGGGTGCTTTATCAAGCCCTAATGCAACCGATAATGGATTTTTTACGAGAGAGCAAGTTCAAAAGATGACCGAAAAGGAAGTCCACGAGAACTATGACAAGATTAGGGCAAGTATGCGTAAATGGTAAAAAATAAAATTATAGGAGGATAAAAACTATGGCATACGCTAACTTTATTCCTTCGGTTTGGAACGAAGGTATTAACAGAGAATTAGAAAGACTTTGTGTATTCGTAGAAGATTGCAATACGAAATACGAAGGCGAAGTAAAGAAGAAAGGTGAATCCGTCACTATTCTTGGTGTAGGCAAACCTACTATCACAAGAATTGCAAAGGCAGATAGAAACCAAAACCTTAATGACCCGGAAGAAATTGAAGATACTTCCGTTATTATGTATATCAACCAAATTGCTACCTTCAACTATATGGTTGGAGACATTGACAAAGCACAAGGTGCAGGTGGCATTATGGAAGCCCTTGAAGAAGAAACTTCGGAAGGCTTGGCAAATGAGGTTGATAAATACATTGCAGGATTTGCCGTTGATAGTTCGGTTAAACCTCTTAACGCTTCTGCCGTTAAGGTAGTAGCAAAAGAGACTGAAACTTCCGGAGAAAAGTATATCCTTGACCTTATTGATGATGCAATCCAAGTATTGCAAGAAAATGACGTTAAGGAAACTACCAAGGTAGTTATGACCGTTTCTCCTCGTTTCTACAAACTCTTCAAAAAGGCTTACAAGTTTGAAGATACGAACAATAGCAAAATCCTTAAAAATGGCAAGGTCGGTATGTATGGTAATGTTGTTGTTAAATTGTCTAACAACGTCCACAAGACCAGCAATGGCACGGTAGACAACATTATGATTAGAACTCAAAGGGCAGTAGCATTCGCTAAACCTTTGACTCACACCGAGGCATATCGTCCGGAGAAGAAATTTGCCGATGCTGTAAAAGGCTACATTTTATTTGATGCAAAGGTTGTAAGACCAAAAGAAATCATCAATATCAATGTAAAATACGCTTAATAGGAGGATAGAGTAATATGAATATCACTATGAGAAATGAAATTGTTAAGGCTGAACTTTCTGCCTTAACCGCTAACACCGCAAAGGCTATTGAATGGAAGGAAAATGACAACAAGATGATTCTTGTTGTGCAAAATAGTGGCTCGGCTGCAACCACTCTTACCGTTAAAGCCGGTAATGGTATTCAAGGTGTAGCAGACCTTACCTTAACCGTTCCCGTGGGTGTAAACCTTGTTAAACTTGAAAGTGGAAGATTTAAGAATGTTTCCGGAGAAAACAAGGGTAAAATCGTGGTTGTATCTCCCGGCACTCCAAGTGTTGGCGTTGTTGCAATCGTTTAATATTTAATAAAAAAGCCTATCTATGATTAGGTAGGCTTTTATATGCAATTAAAAGTAAATCGGTGGTGCAATTCCACCAAATTGCGAAGGAGAGATTATGAAATTAGGGGATATCAAAATAGAAGCATTAAAAATAATGTTTGTCAATTATAATACCGACTTAACGATTGATGAACTTGATAATGCTATGCAAGATGAAAACTATGGTAGTTATCTTGTGAATATGCCGGGTGCTATAAATAGGTGTTTTTCGGTGCTTGAAGAAAGACGTGTCCTTCCTGTTAAGTCTTTCACTCTTTCTCCCTCACAAGGGCTTGCAAGTGGCTCATTTATTCGTTTTAACCTTGAAGAGGTTATAGAGGACTACTTTGACATTGATAGGCTTGTTTGTGAAAGAGAAGGAAACTATGACGGTAATGCAGATTTTAGAATGGAAGGAAGTATCCTTGTGTTGCCATTGATAGATGATGAAGTATATACGGTTATATATTATCCTTCTATCCAAAGAATAACCTCCGAAACCGACAATGAGATTGAGTTGCAAATTCCTAATAAGATTGCGGCACATATCCCTTACTTTATCAAAGGAGACCTTTATAGAGATGATGAGCCGGACGAAGCAAACGAATCAAGGAATTGGTTTGAGGCTGCTATTCAATCTATTCTTGACTCAAGGCAAGCACACTCTGGAAGGGTAGAAACTAAATTTTCACAAACGGAGATATAAGATGAGAGCAAGTTCACACATTCAACTTAAAGAAAGAAAACAACTAACCTTGGAAGGGTTTAAGGGTGTTGACTTTTCAAGTTCTCCGTTGAGAGTAAGGACTAATAGAGCCTCTAATATGAGAAACTTCATCAATGAGTATGGAGTAAATAAGAAAAGGAATGGCTGGAATGAGTTATTTCGTATAGAGGACTCTAATGGTAATGCTCAACCTATCAATGGCATTTTTCAATATGTAAGAGGAGAAAGAAAGGATTTACTCGTCCACGCTGGAAAGAGGATATATAGGGTAGATGAAAGCAATGGTGTTTATTCCTACACCGATATCACTTTATCTTCAACCTATGCTCCGGCAAAGGTAGATACAAGCCTTCTTACAAGCGAAAGAAGTCAAGCCTTCTTCAATAAAGGAAGGTGCTACATTATAGGGTGTGGAGATTATCTTGTTTATGGCACTTGGGATAATGGTGCAACCTATGAATTAAGAAGAGTTGCTAATGACGTAGACACCTACATACCTACAACAACAATCTCTATTGATGACGATTCGGTAGATGATGACACAAGAGGAAGTCTTGATGATATTAACCTTCTTTCTTCAAAGAGAAAAAATCAACTCTTGGGAAGTAGTGAGGCAAACAAGACTTGGACTTTGGATAGTGGAAGTATTGACTCTAATACCAAAGTTTTAATAACTCTTGAAACCATAGAAGGCGAAGGGGAAAATGTAGAGTTTGTAGCCTATCAAATTGAAAATGATAGTGCTAATTACAACAAACTTTATAAAGTCCAAAAGAATGGCGAAAATATCACGAAAGAGGAATGTGGTAGTGTAAACTATTCAACCGGGCAAATTACCTTAACAATAGCAACCACTCCACAAGCCGAAGGAAGAGATAACATTGTTATAACCTTTGAATGTTCGGTGGGTGGATATGCTAACCGAATTATGGATTGTAAGTTTGGAATACTCTTCGGTGTAAGTGGTAATACGGATAGATTGTTTTTGAGTGGTAATAAAAACTACCCTAACATTGACTTCCACTCGGAAATGGACGATTATACATATTTTGGAGACCTAAACACGGCTTCAATGGGTAGTGATAGTGTAGCCGTGAACGGCTTTGCAAGATTAAGTGATAGCACACTTGTAATCTACAAAGAAGAGAATAGCCAAGAGGCAAGCATCTTTTATAGAACAGGCTCTTATCAAGAATATTATGACTCACAAGGCAATCTTGAAAATATCCGTGGCATATTCCCAACCTCTGCCGGAAGTATAGGCGAAGGTGTAATAAGTAGATATGCTTGTGTAAACTTCGGTGGAGATAACATTATCCTATCAAGAAATGGTGTATTTGGTATTGTCCTTGCTGA